GTAATCTGTATACCAGATATTTGGACCCAAACTGTACTGAAACCTATTCATGATTACCTTATGGAAATCTTGAAAAGGTTTCCTTGTGATGGTACATTTTCACACTCTAATCTTGCGAAAAGAGTAAGAAAATTTACTAAAACAGGACCTCTTAACTGTTACGACTTAAAAGCCGCAACAGATAGGATGCCAGTAGATCTTCAGTCAAAAGTATTGGAAACACTTTTGGGTAAGGATCTTAGTACATTATGGAAGTCCATCCTAGTAGATAGAGATTTCTACTATGTTGGAGGACAATTGAGGTATGCTGTAGGACAACCTATGGGGATTTTATCCTCATGGGCTGCCATGGCAATAACTCATCATGCCATCATCAATTACTGCCATAGAGGATTCTATGGTGTGATTGGAGATGATATGGCAATTGCAAGCAAGTATGGCACGGAGGAATATGAGAAAATCCTTAGTCAACTCGGCATGGAAATCTCTCACGAGAAATCTGTGAAGAGTACTGACAAAGATAATCTCGGTGAGATCGCCAAAAGACTATTCGTCAATGGCGGTGAAATCTCACCTATTCCTCCGGATATTCTTATAAAATCCACTGGAACCTTAATTGGTTTCATGGAGTTTATAAGAGTATTTTCCGAGAAATTCCACCATCAAGATCGTGGTGGTTTTTCCGACTCTGAGTATAAAACCATTTTAGAACAACTGTTTCACAACAGTAAGTTTAAAGATGATTATGATGCTCATGTTCTGTTGACCTGTCCTGCATTGGAACACTTTCCTGTGCTCCCAAGTATCCCTCCCCTTTCGGGGATAAGGACTCCTTGGAGGACGGATCTTCCAGTAAAAAGATTACTGAATGATCTAGACCGCTTCTTATTAGAAGAGGCTAATCAAAGAACAAATCAGAAGGTCATGGAATTAGATCCCATGTTTAACCCTTCTGGTTTTGTCGAGTCGACAAAACTAACTGAGGCTCCACTTTACAAAGCCTATAAGGCCCTTCATAAGAAGGAACTTCTAGAAATTGTAAGAAGGATAAATACCACTTATATTGACGAGGAAGCCGAAGGGTTTGCCGAAGGTCACCTTAGAGAAATAAAGGAAAATTAAGTTAAACCAATCCCTTAAAAAATGGTGTATAAAAAATATAACATAGAAAGAAGAAA